TCCATAAACACCACTATTTACCCCTGCTATGTAACTACTTATTTCCATACCTTCTTTCTGTAAGGTTTTTGTCTTATCGAATTTTATTGTTTCAAATTGTTTCATAATTTATAACTATTATCTTCTTTGTTTTGGTTTATATAGTTCTCCAAGAAAATAAATCCACAACCACTCGTACACCATATCTGGGTGTTATCTTCTCCTTCGTTTGTTATCACTGGTATCCCAAGCGATTCTACCTTACAGCTTGGGCATCTAAAGAAATTCCCATCTGCAAATTTGCGAACTGTTTCTCTTTGCTTTTTCGTTGATTTGAAATGATACTTTTCGGTTTTCATAATTAATAGTTTTTTCGTTTAAAATGTTCCCTTTCTCGCGCCTCTGCTTTCTCGTTTAGATACTTGCTGAACCACTCCATAATCTGCGATGAATCAATGTAGCTGTAGGCTCTACCATAGCGCCCCAGCCTTGCTTTCTTAAACATAATTTTCAAGTCTGCCAATGATTCGTGCCTATACTCGGTCAAGAAGTCCTCACAAAATAATTCTATCTGCTCTTTCGACATATTTTCCTTGACATTAAACCCAGCTAAATTTCTGGTAACCTCGGCGATGAAAACCATCACCACTTGTTGCCCCCCGAATTGTTTAATTTGCGACGAGATTGGAGGGTACTCTAATGCATCTTCAATCGTTAAGACCGAGGCGAGAGGAAATGTCTTTAGCACTTCCAACGAATTGCTCTGGTGTCTCGTAGGTTTGTTTTCCATTTTTCTTCTTTATTTGTTCGTTAAAAACCACCACGTATTTGATGCCCTCCTTATTCTTTGACCTTAGTTTTGGAATGCTTAAAAAATTGCGACACCAAAAATCGTCGGCGCGAGTCTTTTCTACTATCTCCAAAATTAAGTTAAAAGGAACATTATCAATCCGATTAAGTTTGTCTATAACTTCAGCCCATTTCCATAGGCTCTTTTGCTCTGGAATTAAATGCTGGGGAAAGTGAACTAAACACCTCATAAGGCAATCGTAAACATCATTACCATATTGTTTTGTCTTGTTTTGTTTCGTATTGTCTTGTATTGTTTGTTCAACGGTTGTTGAGCGGTCGTTGGTTTTTCGTTGCGCCCTTAGTTCAGCTGAACGCCTCCCAGCAAGAGAATTCTTTTTAGACTTTTCCCCTATCTGTTCCATCTGCTCATCGAGAAAATTAATTCGCACATAACCCTCGTCGTCTACCGTAACTATCTCACTATCAACTAGGTTATCTATTCCGTCTCCAAAATCTAAACGAGCATCTCGGAATAGCATCTCGCATCGCTTATGCCAATACTTGCAAATCAAGTCTATGAACATTGCCTTTATTTCGTCTGGCTGACGTTGAATCCTCCCGAACATCCATTCGGAAGGCTCAAACATAAAAAATGGCAGTTCCTTAGCCATTGCTTTCTCCTATTAACCCCAACAACTCGTCAACGTAGTTTTGAGCTAATTTGACGCGACTTTCGACTTCCTGTATAGCTTGACTACTATATTCGAAAGAAAATGCCTTAAATCGCTTGTAATCGGCTAATTCGCTGTATTGATAATCCGCTTGGAATTCCTCAAACTGCTCTTTGTCGTTAACGTCTGTTCCCGTCCGAAAACAATGTGACCGATATTCTGACTCTACCAAATGCTGGGGAGTATCCATCAGCGTATAGGCGAGGACATATACCTTCGTTTCCGTCAAGTGCATATAGCCTTGCCCTTGCCACCAGTAACTCTTTTCAGGAATCTCTGTTTCGAATATTGGAAAGGTGCTGAAGTCCCAACTATTTTTGGCGTCTATACACCTACTAGGAAGAACTATGTCGGGAGTGCCAGTTATAAACTCCCCTTCGTAATGTTTCGTATTTTTAAGCAACATCGGGTACCCTAATTGCTTCGCGATAAAGTCTATTGACTCGTCCTCCACGATTAACCCCTTGTCTGTATACTTGTTGCCCTTGAACGATTCGCGTTCGTATAGCCTTTCTTTGACCCATTGTTCGACATAACTTTTCGCCCCTTGTGGCAGTTTTGGGTTTTCGTGTGTCTCTATTAATTGGCTCAACTCTTTATACATAAAAGGCGTCAAGTCCCTTGCCTTATTCGTCTGGGAATCAGCCTTTCTTTTTAGCAGTTCGTTCATCCTTGTGAACTGTTTTTCAGTTAGGCCTATTTGCCCAGCCATTAACGTGCCTATCGCACTACATCTAATCTTAAATTTCATTGCTTTTCAGTTTTAAAATGTCTTCCTCGGAAATTACATATTTGGCTTCTAATTGTTCCACCGTTACTAACCCACTTCTTATTGCCTCTACTCCGTTGCTCCACTCCTTGTGTTTTGGGCTGAAAACCTCCTTGCCACCAGCGTCGTTCAATAGTCCAGAATAATCAATGTCGTTGACGTTGAGGTCTTTACCAAATAGCTTTCCAAACTTCTCAACGGCATCTTTGAAGGCGTACGTCTCTGATGCTGGGGCTGACATTTGGACTGCCGTACTTTTCATATTGTTAAATTCGATAGCCCCCGAACCCTTGTCAACTTGCAACGGTGAGCCCCCGACTCCATCGTTCCATTGTGTTTCTCCAGTTAGTGGGCAAGTAACATAAACCCTAACGATTGTCACGATGCTATTCGCAATCAATTCAACCGACTTAACTTCAACCCACCATTTGCCATAAATACGAGTTAGCATATACTCTAACCTTTCTCTCGGAATGTACTGGTAAGAAACCGTTTTGCCCTCGTTGTTCTTTACTGAAATAAATGGGTGTTTTTTCAACCACGCCTTCGGTGGGTTTTGATTCAGCAGAACGGTCAATCCAGTCTGCTTTTCGTCTTTGTTCTCTACCAAGTCTTTTAAGGTAGGAATCTTCGCAATCTTTGTCATAATTTTGGTTTTTAATTTGATGTAAATTTACTAAGAAAAAAGGCGCTCACTACGGTACGCCTAGCCACATACCAAGCAAACAAAGAAGGAAGAGTACAAGAAGCACCGCTCCCTCCTTTTGCTCTGGTGTTGGTTGGTTATTCCTCTGGTGTAACTTCACGGATTATTGTTTTCTCTAATTGCTTCACTTCTTCCAACAACTCTTTTTCGGTTTCCTCTGTGGTTGCCTTGTTGTTAGCGATTTCTTCTTCAGCTTGTAAGATTCTGTCCGTGACAAAACGGTTGTGAAATTTTGGCCATAAAACAGCCTTCTCGTCGTCTGTAAAATGTAACGGAAAATCACTATCGCCCTTCCAGCCCCTAAATGATTTTTGTCCATTGGCTATCCACATCGCAAAGCGGTATTCTTTTTCCATTGGCAGTCCATCTTCAGCCGTGTCATATTTTGCTCCTACCTTAATAATAATATCTACACAATGTTTGTCTGACTTTCTCACGGTATACGTGCCGTTTAGAATCCTATCTACAAAGTATAGGTTTAATTTGTGCATCGCCTCGTTGACTTCTGCCTCGGTGTTAAATTTGTGTTTCATTTTGTTTGGTTTTTATTGATTTTTATTGATTTGCTTAAAATGTTTAATAGGTAAAAATACCTGTGCCCTATGTGGTTTAAAGTGAAGGTAAGACTTCATCGTGTCGAACACCTTCACTCGGCAAACATATAGAGTCTTGGTCTCAATGTCAAGAATCCTAATCTCGGTACAATATAAGCGGATTTCCTCTAAGAATATTCGCGCATCTATACCTATTGAATTTGTCTTTTTATAGATATGCTTAGACCCCTTGATTTTCCTACAATAGACACCGTTCAAATGGTAGCCTATGTTTTTCCACGTTCCATCGTTTTCCCGTATGGAAATATCGTATCGAGTATTACGCTTCCTTTTTGCCATATAAGTTGCTTAAAACCGAGATAACCGCCTCTAATCGGCACAATTCGGATTGAATTCTAATTTGCTTAACTTCTGACAAGGGTTCGTATAGCGTTCTGAGGTTGGTGTAAATCTCATTCTCGCCACGCCTTAGTAATTCTTCCAGCTGGTTTCTGTATTGCACAAAGGTTTCCAGCACCTCTTTTCCTTTCAGCTGACCAGTCATTTTTTAGTGTTTTTAAAGAACCGTTTCAAGGCTAATTCAATGATTGCCTCTTTTCTCATTCCCTTGTTGTTCGAATAACTGTCTATCTGCTTAACTAGATTCGCGTCTAGCTTATAGAACCTTCCTATTTTTTTCAATTGTATCATATCTCCTTATTTGTCTGGTTTAACTCCTTAACTAACTGTATCAAATCATTTCTAGAAACCCTAGTGTTTCGTAGTCGCTGACCTCCATCAACCAAGTGGGTAGTGACATACCTCAAGTTGTCGGGGTCGGCGAACGGAAAGTTTCTATCCTCGTCTATTAGTTCGTAAACATCTATTTGAATTTGTTTGGCCTCCCAGTTTATTACCTTTATGGTGTATTCGTTCTTTTCAGTTCGAACCTCGTATGTGGTTGACAGAAGGACTAACCCACTTGGGCTGTTATCATTCTCTTTCATCTGTATAGTGTTACATATTCGCCGAAGTGCTTTTCAAACACCTCTAGCAAATGTTCATAATCCCCCGATTTCATATCGTTTAAAATACGATGCGAGTCGAGGCTTAATTGTTGTGCCAATCTCTTTGCCTTTGCCAACAAATAAAAGGCGTTTCCTTCTGGGCCAGTGAGGTCGATTTCGATTCCTCTGTCTGACAGTTCTTGTTTAGATTTTATCATTCCGTTAAGTTTTTGGTGAATCTCCAATAGCACATCGGGTCGTGCTCTGGAGTGCCGTTTTGGTATCTGAACTCTTGCTCGTAAGATTTGTAATCGTATACATTCCAGTCTGGATTTTGTTGCTCGAACTCTTCAATCTCTGAAAGGACAAAGGCCTTGTTTTCTTTGAGTCTCTCTGTCCTTAATCGAACCGCCTTCTTAACGATTGGTGCGAGTTTCTTTTTGTCTACAAAACTCATTTCGGTTAGCTCACTAACATAATAATAAAGTGAGGCATAATTTTTCAGTACTCGAACCGTGTTCCAATCCTTTTCTCGAAGAACTTTTTCAAAATCAAAACTTGCCTTGCTTAGAAACTTGAAGACCCGTATCTGGGAATCTACCAGTTCGTTTATCTTGTGTAGGTACGACTTCAATTCAGTCGGCTTCAAATCGTCTAGCTTGTGTCCAGCGTCTTTGATGTGTCCCCCAAGGTATTCAGTCCATTCTGCTTCGTCCTTCTTGAAGGTATTATAAATTGCTTTGCGAGTATCTGGCTTCGTGCCCCTTTTATTCGCAATGTATCTGTGAATGAGGTACGTTAGATGCACCTTTTCTTTTAAGGTCAGCTCAGATAATTTGACCTTTTTTCGTGTTGTCATAATTTAGACTTTTGGTTTGTACTACAAAAATAGTTAAAAATATTTTGCAGAATAAAAAAAAGGCACCTGACAACAAGGCGCCTCTTTCATAAACATTTAAAAACCAAAATGAATATCTATAAATAGACACCCAAATATAATCTAATTAATCGAATAAAAAAATCATTTCAGCTGGTTAACTATTAATCCCCCAGCTACGACACCGACTCCAAATTTAACCCAACCCCTCTCGTACCACTTGATATCTGGCTTGAAGGTATAACTCTGCAATCCAGTTACCGCTAGATAGGGATTCGTGTTCTGCAGAGCAACGATATATTCGTTCTTTTTGAACAACCCATTTCGTTTAGTGCCTACGGTAATGCTTTGCTCGTTGGGTATTGTTATAGAGCCGAATGTAATGCCCCTTTTCGTTATGTCTCCCGACAAAGAATAGTGCAAACTATCTATGTTAAATTCCTTTCGGAAGTCGGCACAAGGTAGGGTATCTGTGAATCTCAGCCTAACGGTATCAAGCTGATAAACGGTAACCACCTTAGTATGAGAATTGACGTTTTTAATCTTCAGATTCTTAAACTCTTTTTTCATACTATCTCGCAGAGCCAAGAATCTATTCTCGCTAATCTCAATCGCTTTATTGTAGGATATCATTTGGCCGTTCTTCGCCTTATAGACCATCGCGGTATCTTTATACGATGCGAGTGCCTCAGACTGTTCTTCAGCTATCTTTTTACCTTGACAAGAGTCAAACCAAAAGAAACATAACACGGCAATAATCCCCAGCAACAAAATCGTTCGAGAATCAATTTTCATCTATCCTTTAGGCTTCTTCGGTGCGAGTCCAATTAGTGAGTCTTTCGACCTTAGAAACACCATTGACATCCCCGAAAGAATACCAGCTGATATATCCGTGAATCCATCAGAGAGATACATATATACCGCGACAGCGAGTAATATCAATCCGATTATAGTTGTAACCATTCCATCTTTAAATAATCGTTTCATTGTGTAAGGTTTGAGGGATTACTCCCAAGTTAAATATTTCGTTCTTCCGTCTATCTTAACCGCTTTCAATATCTGACCCCGATTCCCTTCTCGCTTGTAAGATACGTGAACCCAGTTGGGGTTTTCATCATCTCCAAACTCCCATATCATTTGGTCAAATTCTAGGTTCTCTTTGATGTAGTAGAACATCTCAGAGTTCGTCTTGTGTCCATAGGTGTCGTCGATATCCATCGCGCTTCCATTGTTGGATAAATGTTGTGAACTCTTCGAGCCTCCGATTCGCTGGTTCAGTTCTTCACTACGAAACAGACTGTTGATTTTTATCGCACCCCCAACCCAATTTCTTAGGGGCTCAAAAAGTCTGTCGCAAAGAATTTTGATGTTCTCCAGCTGGTCGACATTCGGCTCGTTGTCTATGTCGTTTCTTATCGCCGTTTGAGAGTAGGTTGCCTCCCGATATGATACGTGACTTGATATTTTCATCATCTGTAATTTTTCGTCGCACTCACTCATAAAATTCTATCATTTTTTTGAGTCAATTTTCCCCGAAATTTGCATCGTTTTTCGAGCATCATTTTTCTGTCATTTTCCGGATTTTTTGCGAAATACCCGAAATGCCGTTTGACCCTGTTTTCCTGCGATTTAAGGCAATAACGACTTTGGCCAGTATCTACATATTAGAAAAAATAGTTGTTAGAAAATCGCTACACCGCAATGGCCACGGTAGTTGCCAGAGGGCAAAATAATCGCAATTTTTTTAGGTTTTTATCTTTTCATTTTGTAAAAAATTTTTTTCAGAGTCTTAATTTTCACTCTGTATTTTCAACAATATTTTCCTAGATACATCGGCTAAATCCTCAACCGCTTTCGTGAGATTTTGAATCTGAATTTCTGTCGTGCTAGTGAGGTTTTCTATTTTGCTATTCGACTCTGATTTTATCACAGTCACCTCTGTTTTTAGCGATGCAATTTCTTGAACATTTTTTTTAATGTCGGAGTGAAGGGTTCTGAGAAAATAAGCGATAACACCTATCATTCCCAACGGCAACCACTCCATCACATCGTGCATCGTTTCCATAATTTATTCTACAAGAAACTAGGAACAATAACGATATCCGTATCTATCAAATATTCGTTCGAGTTCTCAACTATCTTTGCCTTCAAATAATCTTGCACTATGTCCATCACTCCCGTTGCGGTGTTTAAGGCAATGTACTCGGCGTCTGTCATAACGTAATCGTATGTCGCTAGTAAATCTTTTATGGAACCAGATAGGCTAGGCTCGGGCGAATCTGGAACATTATTGAAATAATTGTCTCTATCGGCCACCGAAAGAAATATATAACAAGGTGTGAATCTCACAATTTTTGTCCCAGCGATAAAGCTAGTATTCCAAGATACGACTGAACCGCTTGGAATCGTTAGCCCGTCTTTTCGGTTTAGGTCTTTGTTTATCTGTAATCCCATTTCTTTTCTTTTAACTATGAACTCTTTTCCACCCCGTACCATCGTATAGATACATCTCTGAATTGGTAGTATCATATACGAGCATTCCTTCGGTTGGGCTCACGATTGCATTCTTTTGAGACTCCGTCATTCTGGGCATCTTAAAGGCTCTCTCAGTAGAGTTCAGCTGAAGGATGCAGTTCGGGTCAACCTTTGCGGTCGACACTATGCCAGAGTCGTCTATTAGTTTGCCCTTAACACTGGTGGCGTAGGTGTTACTCTCATAAATCACTCCAGAATTAAGAAACTTAAGGCCCACTCCTGTGCCTATTGTGGCGGTTATGCCATAGGAACCAGCGAATGAGCAAGTCCCCCCAAGATTCAGATTGTTACCCCACATCTTAACGAATCTGTTGGTGTTTCCACCAAACTCAACGGTGCCATTCGAATTATTCCCGTTGGTTGGGTTGATAAAAATAATGTTATTCCCAGACCACCTCAAAGGCGAGTTCGTGAAACTGCCGTCAGGCCGACTGCCTTGAATGTGTTGATTGGCTGGCCCTACTTGGTAGCTTTTAGCTGATTTTCGAATTATCTGCATATCTAAGCGGTTAATGAGGTTACGTTCAAGTCTCCAGTTGTCGGGTTTGAGGCAGTTATGCCGTTGATATCTCCTTCAAATTCTCCGACTTCAATAACGTATGTTTCGCCCGTACCAAGAGCTAGGCTATATGCCGTAATCGTTGGCACAAAACCAAGCCCAATAAAAACCTCTTCGTCTGTATTGTTTGTAATAAGGGCTGATAGATACGCCCCAGAGGACAAGATAGAGGCCGACACCGTGGTCATTGCTGGTTGTGTCAGAGTTCCCGTTGTTGGTGTGGTTGCGCCACCGCCTCCACTAACGGCATCCGTTCGGATAACGTATTGGCCTGTGACATTGTCAAAAAGGAATGTCTGCCTCATTATCTGCTCGGTAGACTGTTCTCCTTGGTCGCACGTTAAAGGTACTAGAGCCATTTTTTATCGTTTATAAAAAAGCCACACCACAACGGGTATGGCTTTCTTGATGTTTACAAATGTTATTGAAGCAGACGAAGGGCTGGGCCGTTCGCGGTTGATTCAATACTGAGCCTCGTTAGGTTCTCTGCAGTCATTACCGCTGAATTATCACAATCCACGGCTGGGGTTCCAGAATCAGTTCCTAGCACTACCCGAATTCCTACGTTGCCTCCAGCATCGGTGGTAAATAGGCTTTGGAGTAGTTGCTCTAAAGGTACTGCGGAATTGTCACAATCTATGAAATCTGCCATTTCGCTTAATTTTAGTCATCCCCTATTAGATAGGAGAATCGATTCTTTCTTCTGTGAATTTCGCTTTCCAAGTCAATGTACCATCGTAGGTAATTATCTCGTCAGAACTTTCTGGAATAATCATATCCAATTCAATGAATGCAGTTATCCCGTCTGTACTGCCGAACATTTTCCCTCCTAGAGTTTCGTACCAGAAAAGGTAGTTACCGCCACATTCTAATTGTCGAACGGCCTCGTGGTTTAAATCCGAGCATTCGTCAACCTTCAAATTGACCGTATGGTCTTTCTGGCCTATTACTTTTCGTTTCAGCGAAATCTCTTTGATGTTGCTCGAGGGCTTGTCTTTAGAACCCACAACATTTAAGGTTCTAATCGCGTCGGCCGCGACAGCCGAATTAGACAGTCTTGTTCCCCACTCTACTGGGTCAGTCCAGTCGGTTAATGGGTTGCCGACATTGGTCATATATACTTTGGATATCTGTGCATCGCACACCTCTGGATTACACTCGTCAAAACTGACTATAGGTAATTCGGCGGCGCATCCCGTTGGGCAAGTTGGTAAAGCCATAATCTATCTTTTAATAAGTCTCTTTCATTTGTGCCAAATGTACGACACCCCGTTAATTAGGGTAATGATTTAATCGCATTTTAAGAAACGAAAGGCTACATTTTCTACTCCCCCAGCGTTGAGCCTTGTTTCTTGGGCGCCTCAATATCGGATGTAGGCGTACCGTTTAAGGCGTTTATTGATGTCGTGTATAGTATGGCATCGTCTTCAAATAAAGAACCGCTTAAAACCGAGGATTTCGCTTTTGACTATGGGAGTGATGCCGACTTTGAAGTAATAGAGGGGCAGTTATAATTGAACATCACGGCTCTAGTGTGAGTTGGAACCGCCACCGAGGCAATATCTACACCAGCTGAAAATTCAGAAGCAGTAAAATATCCAGCAATCGTAGGCCAAGTCGTACCCCCATCATAAGAAAATTCCATCCGAACAAAATAGCAAGGGTGAGCGTCTCCAATAACATTCCAAGAGTTAATACCAATAGAGGTGACCGTTGTAATGTTTGGAATAAGAGTCCACACAGACGAGGTGAACCAATAAAAGTTGGGGCTCTTCCAAGCGATATCCCCTTCAGCTGGGGAACTGTAATCCCAGTCAACACCGTTCCAAGTAGCGAGTTCGTTTAGATGATTACACCAGTCTACACTAGGGCAACCAAGGGCATCATTTTCTATCGCATAAATGTCTCCAACGGTAGGGGGTAAGGCCTCAACCAATAGCTGATTCATTGCAAGTTCAAAATCCACAATTTGAATCGATGTTAATTCTTCTATACATTCCCCACATTGTTCAGCGATATCATCACAACAAGAACCCTGTACAATGTCTGGTTCTATTTTAAATCTAAGGTCGATTTCATTAGTGCAACCGTTGTCGTCTGGTTCGTGGGTTAGTTCCACGTTGGTTATCGTTACCACTTTGCCGTTATTTTCTTCGGTAAAGGTCACCGTTTCGTGAAGAACACAAAACACCCAAGCGTTCACAAGATACAGAGGAATGGAGCCCGTCTGTAACAACCACAAAGTATCAAATTTCACTGAGGTCTGTATCTCCCGACCAAAGTTGTCTGTTTCCGATTGTATCTCTTGGCTAACTTGTGGTAACCCCCAAGTCACACCTTGATTTAAAAAGAAGTAAAAATTAAAAGAGGGTATGGCATCGTATGGTACGCCCTCTAAGGCACAATCGTTAAAATAATCTACCCTAACATACGGAGAGTTCCCAGCACTCCAATCCCCTACCGTAAATATCTCTGAATACCAAGTGTTTACCGAATCATTTATCACCGCTTGGTGTTGACCGCAGTCTATGGTTATGCCTATGTCTTGCCCATCATAAACCAAATAATCATACGCTATCCCGTCTATTATATTCGAGTGAGCAATAACGATTTTGGTGGGGTCTATATTTACCAATCCAGAGCCGTCAAAACATTGAATTCTAAAATAATTTATAGGGTCGGGAATGCTCTGCCTCTTTATAATAAATGGCAACAGACTGTCGTTCGGGGCATTCAACTCGTAGACGCATTCGTCTTTACATAAAGGTTTCAAGTAATCTACCTCGGTTGCGTCTGTGTAAAATGTCAATGGCTGGGATATCATTAGTATATCAATTGAAGGGTTATAAGGTCTGTCTCCGAAGAATAGGTTGCCGATACGACCACGCCATTCCCGTAGTTTGTTTTGATAAGTTTGCTAGGGTCAAAATTAAGCAAATCATCACAACAGAATGGAACCTTAAATTCGTCTTGCAGTTTTGTTCTCTTTACGGTTACGAAGTTCGTGTAGACTCCGTTTAGAAATCCTTTACTTGCTGGTCTTTCATAAACCCAATAATCGTGATGTAGGTTTGCCCAAGATAGTTTGTTATTCGCCAGTTCTGTACCGCTTAATTTTCCAACATCTAAGTAGACGTTATATTCTAGTGGAGTTAGTTGCAAAGAGGCACAAATAACAAAGCCGTCATCGTCTATTTCATTCTCTACCGTTAAAAGTTCAACCAGTTCCCGAATATATGGAACGTCTGTTGTTATTCTGTCAGCTAGGTTGTCCACTTCGTTTGTTCCCACACATAGGTTTCTCGTTCCGTCTGATTCGGTATACAGAATGTCCTTGCCAATAAAGTCTATATTTCCAGCCTCCATCCAAGTAAATTTGTCAGATTTTTGTAGCTGACTGACGTCATATTTGTACGAATTTATACCGTTCAGATACGGCTCATACTGGGAGGCCGTTAAGTCTAGCCCCAGCGTATCTCTGAAAAATGTAATATGCTCTATTCGTAGGTAATTATTTACGTCGATGAACCAGTAAACTTGAAACATTGACTTTAAAGAGTCTAGGAGTTCTACTAGCTTGATGTCTCCCCTTGAGGCTGGTTCTGTACTGTTTGGCCGTTTAATGTCTGACTTCTGTGCTATCAGCAAATGATTCACTCTTATAGGGTCTCCAGTAACGATATCAGTGGCCGATGGCGTGTCTGGGTTAATTTGAAAGAAGTCACTTTTGATGCCTACAATTTGTGGGCAAATCGTCGTTGCCATTTTATCAATTACATCGTCTAATCTTCTGAATCTAGTGTAAGAATCTATCACTCCGAGATTGTACCAATAACCTACCGTTTCTGTTGGAAAAACTTGGCAACCAATTAAGTACCAAGCACTCGTAAGGCTCGGAGGCGTTACACAATCGCCAGTCACAATCGTAATGTCTACGGCTGGATATCTAACCCATATCGACTCACTAGCAAAGGCACAATTATCTTGGTATAATTGCCACCCTAAACCCGTTGGTGCCTCGGGCACACCTCCGACACAAGGTGCCGTTGTTGTCTCCCGATATGCTATCAACATTTTAGAGGTATTTTTTATTGCGCCTCGATAGTAATATACCTTATTGTTGGCATCGTCTTGGTAACCCAATGAAAGGCAGTCATTTCCAAACGTGGTGTACCCTGAAGAAACATTGGAGTTGATTACTTGAACTCCTGTTCCGAAGACATATTCTTTCAGTTCATTTGCCCCAGAATCATCGGTGTAGATAATAGAATATTGTAGCACCGCGATACTACCAAAAGGAACTGCGACTAATCCGCTTGATGCCGTAAACATTTGAGTCAATGTGGCCGTGGATATATCGTACCAATAATGATGGTTAAAATGAGGTGTTACCGTACTGGCAAACTCGTGAAAATAGACATTGCCACAGTTGATGTTTCCGCTGATAATATCCCTAGACGCACCCAAGCCACTAGACAGCGTAGAAGAACCAATTGAAAACTGCCACAAAAAGATATCTTGCCCACTTATCCAAATGACTGAGTCGTCGGCACTATCTATGTTTGATAGCGTACCATTAACAATCAACGTGGTAGCCATAACATCTAGTTGCAAGTGATTCAAATCAGTACCCCCACCGCTTGGTTCTGCCCAAAATAAATGAATCCCAGACAATCCAATATTCGTTATTCCATTTGACACTGATACACCCGTCAACGTGGCTCCAGCAATATCATAAACCTTTAGCGTATCTGGGTTCGGACTTGTAAGATAATAAACACAATAATCCCCGTCTATAAATACTTGCTCTACATCGTTGGCCGTTTCTATTATAATCTCTGTGGCAGTAGATATCTGATAGAGAGCAACCTCATTCAAGGCCCTATCTTGATAGAGTAAATAATCTCCACTAATATCCATATCATCGTTCCCCATATTGGTCACACTAGTTCTTACCGTGGTTAATGTAGCCGTGGATATTTCATAGACATAAACGGTATTGGTTTGTCTGCTATACAACCCCACATAATCACCATCTATTGCGTAAGGTCTGACGTCTTGTGGCGTGGCCAGTATCGTAGTTAGAGAATCTGCTCCGTAATCGTAAATTTGAAAGGCCTCTACGCCCACCGTGTCGTTATAATAAACAAAGTAGTCACCTTGAATTTTGGAATACGGAGTAATAGAGCCGAGCGAAGTTTCCACGACTCTTGATACACCAGTACCCTCGACCTCGTCTGTGCAATTTCTAAAGCCCTCTCTCCATCCGTCTGTTATGCCTATGGACTCGCCATTACATAACGGGGGCCCACAATTATTCGGGCATAATAAGAACTCGTATATCTGTGAATTGAACCAATTTAATTGAACCTTAGTTGTGCCAGATAAAATGTTTATTTCTTTGTCGTTATCAGAGATACATTGATACGCATCGTTCGGGGTGATTTTCAGCTGAATCGTGCAGATATCCTCATTAAAGACGCACTCATTGATAGACGTTCTCCCCTCAAAAACGGCACTCCACTCCCCGTCACACAAGACCTCTGCCAGAAACAAAATGGGTAAACACCTATTCAGCCCGTCTTCTATTCCTTTTATCGTAAGATAGGCGTCTTTATTTGCGCTCTTTGACCCCCCAGCTATTAGATTACTGGCTAGTTCTACATTGTAGAATATCTTGTCGTTTTCTGTGGTATATTCCAACGAGAATTTACCGTTCAAATCTAACGGGTATACAACCGAATTGTGAGTTATGGAATAACGGATTTTAGCCATTCTTAATGTACTTTGTGATGTTCCCCTTTTTGATAATTTTCACCCCGTCCTTTTCCTCAATCGTTTCTTGATTTTTAAACTCGTCTAAGAACGTTTCAAGGTTGCTGTCTATTTTCTTTAAGTGTTCTGCCAATTTCTTGTTTAAAATTTCTGAATCTGCATTCTTTTGTTTCGAGGATAGTGCTAATTGTCTCTTCTCAAAATTCCTAGCAATATCCCCAGACATTGACACACCAGTTCCTTTCAATAAATCTGCCATCTGCATCTGCATCATTGGTAGATTGTCGTTGTGTATTGCCTCAAATAAAGGTCGGAATTTTTTAGTCTTTTCTTTAGTGTGAACGAACTCTCCTTTGTGTACCGTACCAGCCTCGTCATATTTTCCTCCGTCACCAGTATAGCCACCTTCTGAAAATCCAGCCCCACTATTAACCGCCTTGAACGCCTCTGATTTTGCTTTGATAAAGAACGCCAACATCGCAGCGACTGCCGCGATACCTAGTGGTAAACCAACGATTGGAATTGTGGAGAATCCTTGTATGATTTTTACCGAGGAAGTTATTAGGCCAGACGCTTGTGAAATAGTGTCCAAGACTAGTTGGTTCTTGACAATTTTTTGTCTTTCCTCTTGTGCCTTTTCTTCTGCTTTTTTAAGGTCGGCTAACTCCTTTTCTTTGCCCTCAATATTCGAGGCGTACCCAGCCTCTCTTTTCGCAATCTCTCTATCTATAGCGTTCTCGGTTGCTGATATTTCATTTTGCAGACCAGCGATTAGAGTGTCTTGTTGCTGAAGCTGGGCTTGTAAGATATTGTTCAGTTCTGTAATAACCGACTGAGCGAACTCTTGTAGCCCCTCTTTTAGTTTGCCAAATTCTTCATCGTCTAATCCTAGTGCCTCTGCCAAATTAAACTTCGCCTCATCCTCTGATATTTTGTCTAAGGCACTCTTGACCTCTTTGCTTTCAATGTCTAATTTTTGAATCGTATTATCTAGGGCTGTTTGAGAGTTCTCTATTTGCTTTTCTAGTGTCTCTCGTCTTACCTCAACTTCTTCGCCTTGCTCCCCTTCTAATGCCTTTAGTTCTAGCGATAGGGCATCAATTTTCGCTTGGGTTTCTTCCGTAAATAACTCCTTCTTTCTCTGCAAGAATTCTTGTCGGATTTTTAATTCCCCTTTTTCAATGAACCTAGCCCTTGCCAACGCAGAATCAATATCTAGTGCTTCGGCTTGTAATTGGAGTTTCGCTTGTTCTTCCAGTAACTTTAAACCATTAATCCTCTCTTTGACTGCCTTTCCTTCGGCGTCAGCGACTCTTTTCTCTTCCTCGAGTAAGAATGCAATCCGCTTGTCGTTCGCATCGGAAATCGCAGTTTCTCGGAAACTTTCTAGTAGAGCCGTTTGTTCTTCAGTTAGGTCTACCTTGTCTTGAAAGTTCTGTATCAACGCCTCCTTCTCAGACGCACTCAATTGGGCTAACTGGTCTTTCGTAAATTTCTTTTCTAATTCGACTAGGGCAATCTTTCGTTTCAGCGAATCTTCAAGCGCATCAATTTCCTCCAAGGCAAACTGTTTCTGCGCCTCGATTAATTCCTCGCCTTCCAGTTCTGCCAACCTCTCTTTTAGTGCTTTTTTTCGTAATCGTTCTAACTCTTTTTGCAAGTCTTGTTCTACCTTAAATAAGGCGTTCGCTTCGGCTAATTTCTTTTTCCTTAACGTGGCTAGTTGTTCGGGAGTTAACCCTTCCTCTGGCGCATCGGGGTCTACCACTGCCGTTGGGTCTACACCAGTTATATCAACGCCTAGCAAAATTTTCTTTAGGTTTTCACCAGCTTGTTTCGATATTAAAGCCCGTTCGTTTAGTTCTTTTTTTAGTGCCTCATTATCTGCCTTTAGATTTGCTTTAAGAATTTTGCCCACTCTGTTTTTCTGGAGTTCTGCAAACTCAGAATCCACCGTTGTTCTCAACCCCCCTATTGTGCCCTGAATTAGACCTACGGTGCTCGTAATTCCTTCCTTTCTGCCCGATAGCGACTGTAGAACTGCCACGTTGAGCCTGTCGTTCGCTTGGGCGTTCTCGTCTATAACCCCAGTTTCTAACTGAGCAAGAGATATGGTGTTCGCCGTGAGTTCGGCTAATTTTTCTTCTCTAAATTGTGCATCTTGCTTGGCAATGATGTTGTCTATTACCGCAGAATTTACTCGACGCTGGGCCTCCTCGATATCTGTCAACAATCCCTTCTCGTCTTTTAAATCTCCTAGATAAACTCCATAGACTTTCTCGAGTTCCTTAATCAATTTCAGCTGGTCTTCTTGTGAGGTGTTTTTATCCTCTAAGGCCTTGAAAGTTTTATTGATTTCTGTTGCCTCTTTTAAATAGGCAGAAGTTAATTCGTTTTGTCGTTCTGTTACCGCTTTGGTAAATTTTTCTTGTTCGCTTAATTCCTTGTTGGTGTTGAAGATTGCGTCTCCAAAAACATAAAGGGCCGTGGCTAGGGCAACGACACCAGCCAAGATAAGGCCAACGGGGTTCGCGTTCATCGCGATATTCAGCAACCACTGGGAGGCCGTTGCTGATTTTTGTGCCACTGCCAATCCTTTTGTGGCAATAGTCCAAGCCGTAGTGAATATGGCATTCGCCTTCTGGGCTAGGCCGACTGCAATAGTTACGGTCTTATAGGCCAATAACGCAGAGCCTACGATTGCTATTGTCTTGGATATTCCTCCAATATTTTCCGTGATGAATCTTACGAAATTAGCGATGCCGTCCACCAGTTTTTTCAAGACTCCGTCTCCCTCTGAAAATGATAATATTAATCCTTCCCAAGCTGAGCCTAATGACTTCATAGCACCGTCTAGGTTGTCGGTATTTTGTGTCGCTTGTGCCTGTGCGGTTCCGCTTCTACCTATTCCAGCATTGAGTTCGTCAAATCTATCGACGTTATCTAGCAAAATTTTCCCAGCGACTTGATTCGCTTTCCCAAAAACTTTCACGACCGCCGTTGCATCGCCAGATATCTTGCTGAATTCTCTTAATCTATCTGAAATAGGCACCGTTGTATCAGACACCAGTTCCAGATTTACTCCGAATTTTTCTAATTCCTTAACTGCCTCTCTTGGTAGTGCCTTTGCAGTTGCTAAATTCGTTAAGACATTTCTCAATTTAGTTCCAGCCTCTGCGCCCTTTAACCCTTTGTCTGCGAGGGTTTCAATTAAGCCTACTGACTCTTCTACTGATATACCAATTGAGGACGCCAATGTGCCGAAAGGTTGTAGAGCCGTGGTAATGTCTGGTATCGCTGCGGCTCCCAGCTGGGCCCCGTTGGCCAAGGCGTCAATCGTCTGTTGGGCATACTCGGCTCCAAGTCCAAATTGGTTCAAGGTTCCCGTTAGAGCATCTACCGAACCCTCCAGCGTAGTTCCCGATGCCTCTGCCAAGATAATAGCTTGTTCAGTTACCTTTGCCAGTGCATCAGCGTCTTTCAATAATTCGGGCTTTGCCGAGCCTACTAATTTGAAAGCATTAACCACCTCCGAGGCACTAAGGGTTGTTGTCGAACCTAGCCTCTTGGCCTCTGCCTCTAATGTCTTGAATCCCTCACTCGCTTGGTCTAGGCCAGTTATAGATGCTAATTCGTCTAATGACTTGGCAAATTCTCTGATGGTTCCAATGGCATTGCTGATAACTTGAAACCCAGTAATTGCTAACAATGGCCCGAGCGCCGCTTTTAGAATTTTACCTATTCCACCGAAGGCTTTCTTTGTTTTGTTGGCTTGTTTTTCGGTCTTCTTTAATTCTTGGTTCATCTTCTTGACCCCAGCCGTGTTCGTGGCTTGTTTTTGAGCCTTTGAAACCTCCTTATATTCTTTCTCGGTAATGTTAAGGGTCTTATTCGTCTCCTTCTGCGATTTGTTTAGCGTTTGAGCCCCCTTTGATGCGTCCTTGTATCCTTTGTTAATGTTCTTAGAGAAGTCGGCGGATTCCTCACTTAAATCCTCGAGCCCACCTTTTATCTCTTTAAGGTTGCTGATTAACTGGGAGGCGTCCCCTCCTATGCTTAAATTTATGTCAGCCATTTTCTTTCATTTTATCCAAACGTTCTTGCATTATTTCCTCTCTTACCGAGAGTAGAGCAAAGAACTCCATTATCTCCGTGGCTTTAAAGGAATCTATCACATTTTTATCTCCATCACTCAACAGGTAATAAAGACGCATTGTGTATTTCTTTAACTCCAATTTACGTTGACCGACCAGCTTGATACTGTCTCGAATTTCCTTTTGCTTTTCTACGTGCCTTGGGAAATACTTTGGATATGATTGTTGTAGTTTTCTCTCAACCCCCTCACCATAGTTAGTGAGAGCAAAAAAAAACCTTGAAACTCTATTCCCTCTTCCATCCAATCGTTGATTTTTTCACCAGCAATTTTCTCGTTCCAATACCTTGTGTCCTCGCCTTCAAAATTGATAAAACAGGCACAATATTTCAACACTGGCATCTCTCTATTTTCGAGGTCTGCAATCCCGTTCATAAGGTTGTGGCACATAACCGAGGAATCGGCAAATTTTTGAGCATTCAACAACTCGTACAATTCCCCCAGATTTTTAAACAACTCTTCATAGGTTACTCCGAACCCCAAGTCGTATGATAGTTCTTGCATCTTGTAGAACCTATCCGCACTCAGCTGACTGTCAATATAGTATTCACGCCCGTTGGCAGTGAACCGCCCAGTATCGAGGTCTAATTGCTTTAATCTTTTCTTTTCTTGCTTTCCAGAACTTGCCATAACATTTGTATCACATCAATCAAAAATACGGAAACCAAAATTACCATTAGGTGCTCCTTCCAATGATACGTTTCCCATCTAAAATAAAGATACGACCACAATGCGGTTTGCCCAGCTATACAACAAAGGCAATTTACCAATGGGTCGAATAAAATTCTTATCGGCTCTTTTCTCTCTCCACCTCTACCTCTGTCGTAGCCAACCAATCTGTTCACTAGCTTATACCACCATCCTAGTGGCTTGTCAGCTTGTATTAATATCGCGCCGTATACAAATGAAGATATGGCTACCAGTGTCGAAAATGAAAATATATATTCAAGGCTCATAGTTAACAATTTAGGCAATCGTCTGGAACTCCCATAACGAAATCGTTTATGCACTCTGTATCTATCTCGAAGGTCACCGAAATATTGAGAGCAAAATAATCAAAGGGAAACATCAAATACTGGGCCTCTTCTCTGAAGGTATAGGCAGAAAATATCTGCGTGTTTTTGACCAGCTGATTCTCTATCGTAATGTCAATTCGTTGGAACATTCCTTCGTTGAATCTCGGTACATTTAGCACCTTTAAAATTGAGCCAACGGCTAATGAGGTTATCTCGATGTCCTCTTTGCCAATTTTCTTTAGGTTGAGCCACGCGACTAGAGTTAGCTGGGACTCGTAAATAGTTCTCCTACCGCTTGTTCCATTGTTCGAAATGCCCCTGTCCTCAAAGTAGATAACCGAGGTCTTTTTGTCGTTAGGAATTAGGTCTGTATATCTCCCGTTGATGCAGTCTGTGTGAGTGACGTCTCTCGATATAGGAAACCTCAAGACTTCTGTTTTATCTTTCTTCTGCCCAACGGTAACCAGTCCAGCTATCGTGTCCACGAATGGCAGTGTCTCGATTTTTGTTTTTAATATGTTGGCAACGGCACTGTTCATCTGAAGGCGTCTTTAACTATTTTTTCTAGGCGAAAACTGAAAATTTCTATCGCTTCGTTTCTTTCTGATTTGCTCGGGCGTAGTATGTCTCCGTATCGTTCAGAATTCCATCTCAATTTATCTTTGGTTTCTCCATCTTGGCCCCCTATGGACACAAGGAACTTCTTGCCCTTGGTGACCCCAGTTAGCCCCGTCTTGCTCCACATACCAATTCCACCTCTTGAAAAGGTCAAATCTACGTATTCGGTTTGCAGTTTATTCTTGTCTCGGTACTTTGCATAAGGCTCACTATATGGAGGCAATAATTTACCCGTGGCATCCTTGCCACTTTCTTGAAACCTATCTTGAATGTTTGCCTTTACCCCAAGGCTTATTTCGGTGGCAATTCGTGGTATCTGTGCCTCAAGAGTGAGTATCAAATTGTCGATTCTCTGAATGCTATCTTCTAGCGATAATCCCATTAGGCAAATATCGTTCTTTTCGCAATAACACTATCCCCATCACAAGTAAGGCAATCGTTAGCCGTAATGTCTATTTCTTCGGACAACCATTCTAAACGACTTTGGTACTCGGCCTTGTAGTGATTCCGCTTTCCCCACAACCGTTCGTTCTCCAGTAAGGTATATCTGTTTACCGCCCCTGACGAGAGGATTTTTTCTATCAGTATTTCTCCAGCCTTCATCTGAATTGTCTTGCCCATAACTCGCTGGATTGTGGTGGGGGAAACCGTAGAGATATTGTCGCAAATTAAATCGTCTAAACTGCACCCCGTTTCTATTCGCATTGTGATACCGTTGGCGTAGGCATCTGTTGTAAACGAGTCTAAGTCTGTTGTGTCGTCACCATAGGCACCATCGACGTCAAAATATTCTTTCCAAATGTACTTTCGGCCTTTGCAGTTGCAATCTAGTTTGTTGTTCAATGGAAGAAAGTCTGTCGGCTCATACAAAATGAAATATTCTAAGTCTTCACCCCCGACACATCTTTCGTCGTATAAGGGCAGAATGACTTCCTCGGCACTAATGTTATTGAATTTTCCTTTGTTTGCCTCTGACGCGATATTAAAGCTATACAACGGCGCATCATCGATGTTGTTCCATATCTCAATTGGTATTGTTGCCTTTGTGAGATTCATATAGCTGGTAATCTCCGAGATATAAACGTAGGCACCTTTAATTTCCACACAAGGTTTGATTCTGATTCCGTGGTAGTCTCCCAGCTTGGGCAACGAACTTGTCCACCCTCGTTCTCCGATAAGCCCTTTGAAGGGTTTTCTAGTTAAGTTTGCATCGCTTTGAATGAACGCTAAGAGTTCACTTTGAAAGGTGTTACAGGCTATCGTTCGAGAGGATTCCATCAACTCCCAAAGTGACCCATCAGTGCAGTCGTCTAGGCAGTCGGCCATCGTCAAGTTGATGCCCTCCAATTCGTCTAAGAAATATCCCGAAGTTGAGGTGTTAAAATCTGCTGGTTTCCCAGTATCAAAGCAATTACAATCAGTCTGAGAAAGACCGATAATGTGGTTCAAGCAATCAAGACTCATTGAAATCGTTTTGACAAACTTACGAAAAAAGCCCCACCGATTAAGGCGAGGCTTTCAATTTATGCAATTAACTCATTGGTTAGACGCACTCAAAAGACAGTACTCCCGTCTGAGTTGCCGTACACGAATTAACTGGGTTCTGCAACGTATTATGTCGAGCAACCATCGTATAGGCGTGTTCTGTATTATCACGGTCTACACAAATAGCCTCGTAATAAACATCGTATCGAACCGAAGGTAAATTAGCTGAAGGCACAGACCATCGAATCTTAGGACTTCCAAGACCCATTGGTACAGGCGATTCGCCGTAGAAAGCCTTGCTCACGATAGCAACCGCACCTTTGTCAATTAGATAGGATTTCTTTCCTACCAACGCATCAAGGTTGAATAGGTCAAAATACTTTCTGAAGGTGTTTAATTTTGCCACGTTTCCAGCCTCATTCGGTCGAGCAGAATTTGCCTCTGCAATCCAGTTTGTCTCAAAAAAGTTTGAGCCACTCAACAGGTATGGGTTGTTGATTTGGTTAAGGATTGCCGTATGAACAAGGTAAGCGAAAGCGTCTGCATTCATCAGCGCGGCAGGTATAGTGGTATTCGTACCAACAACGGTACCAATTCCCCCAGTAAATCCGTTGGTTCCAACAAAGGAATCAATCGCTGAAATACAGCTTTTAGCGATATGCTCGTCTAGGGCTTTCATAGCCTTAACGAACGCCTTTGCCGTTACTTCTTCTTTCGAAAACATTGAGGTTCTAAACACCCCATCTTTAATCGTGAATCGTACTTCTTTACAGCCTGTAATTTCATACTCAACACAAGTCGCACCAGCTTCGTCTCCGCCACTAAAATCACAAGCGGTATCACAATCTACTGGTGTCAAATCACACATCTCAATCCATTCCAACTTAATTTTGTTGTCTTTGTTTGGGTCACTTAGAGGTGCCATTTGTACTGTTTGCTCTGATAAGACTGCTCTCGCAGACTCTATGTGAGCCACATAATCATTGGAGAGCGTGGAATCTGCCCACATCTGCTCTGCCATCGCGGTAATTTCTAACAATTCCGCACAGGTAAAAACTCCTGGAGTCGCCATTATTTCTCGGTATTACACTATTAAACTTCTATGAATTTTGCGACTGCTTCTGCTCTTGCCAAGCCTTTGTAATTTCCATCCGTTTCTCAGGAGTCTGGCCTTTCATTGCTGACATATATTCCTCTGAGGTTTTTGGTACGGCAAAATCATATTTTTTTGTCGTGCCTACACCTACTGGGGGCGTCTGCCCATTTCCACCAGCTGAACCTCTTGGTTGAGCCACTGGTAAATCGTAATAACTAGTGGTTATATCCCGAACTAAATCTTCGAATTCTACCCGTTGTTCGTGGGCGTCATTTAAGACCGTTCCATCAGGGTTTAAAACAACGGTTCTATCATCTTGAATATCGAACTGATACGCCTTCAATTTGTCGATGATAATACTCCTTTGCTTTCTAGCCTTTACTGGGTCAGCTGAAAATATGGGATTCAGATTGTCGATAACTGACGATGCTCTGTCCTTTACCTTACCGAATATTTTCTCGGTTTCAAAAGCCGTTTTCTGTTGGGAGATTTTCGCTTCCCATTCTTCGTTGGCCTTTGAGAGTTGAGCCTTCCACTTTTCTTGTTCATCAATGAATGGTTTGCTCTTGCGAATTAACTCTGGCGTAACCTCTTGTGGCTCTGGGTTTCCATTGCCGTTAGATTTATGCGCCTCGAGTAAAGACTTCACTAGGTCTAAACCAGTCTTGTCGGATTGAAATTCGAATGATTCCTTGATAGATTTCTCCAAATTTCCCAACGATTGGCTCTGTCCTTTTTTGAACCCATCGTCGAACAATTTATCCTTATCTTCTTTGGATAATTTTAGCCCAGAAACTCTATCAGCATCAATCTGCAATAGTGTCTCCAAGGCGTTCTCCTTCAATCCTTCTCCATCCTCATTTTCCAAGAGAGAGGCCAACTCCTCATCAGTTTTTTTCGTTTGCTTCTGCAACAAACCATATAGTGCTCCTTTGTAATCCATCATTTAAAATTTTTCCAGCGACTCAATCTGTTTGCTCGTCTGCCTCTGGTGGGGTTGCTTTTTTCTTTTTCGTTGCCGAGGGAATTTCCACATATCTGACCTGAACCGACTCTGGGAGTTTCTTAAATGTGTCCTTGGACATATCCACGACTTTATTGCTTTTGGTGTGTCTGTATTTTGCCATTTTTATTGATTTAATTCTTTGATTCTAAGGTCTGCCATTTTCTTGGCTCCCGTTCGCGTGTCCTCTGATAAAAATTCTTGTATTTCTGGTTCCGAATTAAACCCTTTCAGCTGGGAGGCTAGTTCGTCTAGTCTGTAGTTCTTAGACGAATCTACTTCGGGGGGTGTGTACGTTGCTGGTTTTGGCTTTTTTTCTGCTTTTTTCTTTTTTGATTTTCCCTTTTTTTTCCACCCGTTTTTGTTTGGTGGCAATAAATCCCAAGCGAGTCTAGTGAACCCCCTTGTCTCCCCATCTTTCTCGGCAATTACTTGGTAGTCTATGCTCTGATTCATAGTAGAATTTTTACAAAGTAAGGTAAAATTTGAATAGCGAACAAAAATTTTCTGCTTCACGGCTTATTTTAAAGCGATTTAAGGCATTGTATTTTTCAAGCTATGTTAGTTATTCTTTTGGCGTAGATGTTCGTTTAAACCGCAAGGAACACCCCTTAATCAATCGGGTTTGCACTTATGTAACTTCTGTGGCTTCGCTTTTGGCCTTTTCACCAGCTTACCATTCTTTTCCATAAGGTCGGGTCGCCTTCTGAGAACCATTTCGTTTGGCAACCACTGCACATTATGTCGACAGTTGTAGCCACCCATTTGAGTGATTGGGTTGTATCCCGTTTTAGGCTTACCGCCCCACTTCAATTTCTTCCATTGCTCGGCCTCTTTTTCAGTGAAGATTAATCCGTTTCGTTGGCAACAAAAATTTCGAGTCGTTTTTATCTTGCCCCCAGAATATCTAAAGGCTTGTAATTTTAAGTCTTTCGCGATTAAGGTGTTATACGTTCTATCTACCTCTTGGTAGGCATCGTTGACAAAGGTTTTGTAATGTCTTGCCAGTTTGCCCTCTACCCCGTCTGGCACCCCCTTGATAATTGTAGACAGCTCTTGCCTCAATACAGATACTGGGTTTCCAGCCGTGATGTTTTTCACAGTCGCTTGAGTGACCTCTGTTCGAACGGTTGAATCTTGGAGAAAACTGTCCATCATTCCTCCCGAGACTAGTTTGCCCTTTCCATCGACACCCAATCTGCCTAAGACGATGCCCTTGCTTCGTTTGCCAATTGCGTCAAATTTTGCCTTGGTTGTGAACCCAGAATAGTAGTTATTGGATAGACCCATCGACGATTCAATATCGGTTATAAACTGGGAGATATTTTTGGCATTTGCCCCAGCGTTGAATTTCTTAAATAATGCTTGAATCGAGGCCGTTAATTTGAGGTTTTTTTTGTTCTGCAGAATGACGCCGTTCTTCACATCGACCTTGTCTATTACTTGTTTCAGTATCAGCTGAAATAATTGCCTCTCCAACCCCTTCACTCTCTTGTTAAGGTTCTTTTCTCTACCCTCCAGAAAGTCTAGTTTAGATTTGAATAATTTGTTGAGTTCTTCTTCGGTCATTCATCATTCTGTTGGGGGCAATATTTGTTTGTCAACCATTGCAGATGCCACGTCTTTTTCAAACCCGAATATCTCTTGTATAAGGCGCTCAGCTACCTTCTCCGACATTTGGTTGTTTGCCACTGCTATGTTTATGTCAATGATAGCTTGAACACCCCCTACGGTACCTTTCAGTTTTGCCTTGGCTTCTGCCTCAATGTCTACGGGCGTTTCTATTTGTGCCCCAGTCTCACCGCCGAACGTCATCGCGGTAAATGATTCCCCAGCTATTCTTACCTTGTACTCGTCTATTTTTTCATCGACAATCTTCTTTCTAACGGCATAAGGCAGTAGGTAAAAATTCTTGTCTTGTTCTGCATATTCTATTTCAAGTTCTTGCAAAATAGAATCAAAGTTTGACCACAGAATCAAATCCTTTTCACTCGCTTGTCCTTGGGCTTGTATGTAAACGATTTCCTCGGTAGACTTCCCAGCGAAAGGAATGTGCTCTTGTTTTATCATAAACCGATTCAGCTTTTCTGGGCTGTCTGCCCATATTTTTTCAGCGATATCATTCGCGATTTCTGTACGAACAAAACTGGGGGCCTCTGACTCTACGGCGTTCTTTAAATCTCTGAGCAAGGCATCGAGGCTCTTTAGCTTGAAATCTTTGGGGAATTTATGTACCACCATTAACCCATCCATATTGTCGGTAAAGACTGCGGTCAACGATACTAGTTTTTCGTAGACAGAACTAAACTTTTGGGCGAACGGAAATAGGGTGTCATAAACAGACTGCATTTCTATTACCACTTCGGTGGCCGTGTTGGCTACGCTGTCTCGATTAAAGGTGTCAGAACTGAAGACGTCTTTGATAGCATCAGCCTCAAGCCTACGCAGATACTGTTCTTGGAACGTGGCCAGTTGTATGTCGGGGCCAGAATAATGCGTCAACTTCGCTAGGTCGTACATCATCTGAGGGTCTTTCGGAATAGGCAACAGCACGATATCTTGTGCCGATGTTTGTATCTGGTACCCCGAGCCTTTACAAGAACCGCAAAGGTTACCGTCATCTCTATATCCGTTCTTGCACCTTACGTTATCTTCTCCGTCACACCGCTTGACATATTGATACTTCTGAGGGAAGGCGTGAAGGGTCATTGTTAGGTCAAATTCCGAGCCAGTTTTCAGCGTCTTTTTCATTCGATTGACCGCTGGTTGAAACGGACTTACAAATGTTCTCCCGTCTGTTACTAAATCTCTTTTGTATCCCACCCTAATTCCTTGCACCATACCAGAATTTTGGTTGTAGATTTTCACTAGAAACTTGTTGTCCTTGTCTAGAGCATAGGTAAACTGGTCAAACGCAACCTCACCAGCGTCTGTCAAGGGTATATCTGTGTATTCAGCTGACGCGAGTCTGTCAAGGGTAGTTATTTCTACTTGATAGTCCTTCAGATAAATGAAGTATTTATAGTCGGTTACCCACTTTGTGGTCTGTGGGTTAAATTGGTCGACAACCTCTCTCAGATATTCTCGCCTAAATAAAATCCATTGTAAGATGTTGTTATCGTACTTGTAATCTAGCACGTCCGACGAGGAAACCTCTACGGGAAACGGCTTGGCCTTCTCTGTCTCGGCATTAAACGAGTCGAACTCAACAAGGATAAAGGCATTCGGGTCACAAAACGATAGTTCAATGAACCGTGTGTCCATATAAGAGTCGAGGGTGTAATCTCCCCAAAACCCATCTAAGATACCTTCCAGTTCTGCGACTTTTTGCGCCTTGTTTTGGCCTACAAATTCTATCGTCTTAGTCACGTTGTCCATTCTGCCCACCTTGTTGAATGGGGACATTATTTTTTCGGATATTGCTGGGAGAATCGTTTCGGTAATTTCCAGACGTTGTTCGAAGGCATCTTTATCCTCTCTTTTCACAATCTGACGAAGCATCTTGGCAATGCCCTCACCAGTTATCAACCTTTTGTACTCATCGGATAGGTCTGTTACTCGCTCATAATCTTGGTGCCTTACCTCATTCTTAATCGACAGACTCAGGCGTCTAATGGCTTGTTCAACTGAAAGGTGCATAATGAAAGTTTCAACAAATCTAACGATTCTATCGCAGTTTCAAAACCTTGCTGGGAAATTCTGATTTAATCGCATTGGCGCTCGATTTACGGCATTATCTTGGTTTGAACGACTGTTATGCTGCGCCAGTATTTTAAACCGCTCAAAACCGAGATAAGGCAGTCACACGAGGTTTATATAGTATTCTATTGTCTTGTATTGTATTGTATAGTCTTATATTATATTGTTTGTTGCACATACGTTGAACGACCGTTGAACGTCCGTTGGCCTAATGCGAAATTTATCGCATAAAAAAACCCCCCATCGCTGGGAGGTTTCTAAACATTAAAAATCGAGTGCTATGCCTTCACTGTCTTCTTAGCTTTCGCCTCGTTGTTAAGCATCCACTCTAGCACCTTTCCATCCACTCTCTCTCTATCCTCGGCTCGGTTGTTCAAGTCCTTGTTGTGGTTCAGCTGAAAATTAATCCCGTTAAAAATTAACCAGTCGGTGACGGGAGCCTTCAACTCTTTCGCCTCTTTCATTATGGTTTGTTGGATTTCCTCAACCATTTTCTTCGGAGTGCCTTGCACCGCATTAAGCACTTCTTCGAGTCTGTCAGCCCACTTGCTAACCTTTCTGTCAGCTAGTACCTCAAACGGCTTAATAACGTTCTTAAAGGTTTCTTCCAAGTTGTCAACAATGTCCAGCGCCATTTCCTCAATCGCTTCGGCTGTCAAACTGGAGGTGTGTTTCTGCGACACAAGTGTATCGTTCGCCCATCCCATCATTCCGTTTGAGCAAACCTGTCTCCATACTCCGTGAGTGATAGAAAATTTCATACAACCATCGTAGCTGTGTCGAATCGAAAGTCTCTGCTCTACCACGTCTTTCTTTCCCCCGATGCTGTGCCCTTTACCTTCAAGGACATAATCTACATAAAATCGGCTGTAATCCCAATGTCTGTAGGTCGCCTTAAACTTTACGCCCTGCTCTTTCAAAACTTTCTCAAACGGCGTCAAAATGTCCTTAATCGGAACAAGTGAATAACTCGCCGAGCAAAAGTTTATCAACTTCGGGTTGCCCTCGTTAGTAGTTGCCACGACAACCGAGGCTAATCTGCTGGAGGTCATTTCCATTTTCGCGTCACCTAATACGCTGGTTCCAGCTACTTTTTCTACTGGGAAAAACAATTTCGTTTTACCTACTTTCGTCTCTCTGTTGCTAATTGCATTTTTCATAATTTATAAATTTTGGTTTCTACCGACAAAACCCC